ACTTAGACTTGTCCCAATGCAAAGGTTTGTCTGGGTGGTGCTGTTGGTTCCCTAGATATGACTGATGTGATACGGCAGCTAGGGCGTGGGGGAAGTATTCCAAACAGCCTGTGCAGACTGGATACGTTTTGCGTTCTTGTGCGTTGTCTGGGAAAAGTTCTGTCATATCATTGTGGCAAGCAGGGGAGAGTTGCGTCTCCCCCGCCATGCGTCTTGGGGTTTAGTTAGGACAAGGGTTGGCTATATTAAAACGGGGCTTCAACTAACTCTGGCTCTGGTGCAACTGCTTCAGATGCGAAGTCATCCGAACCGCTGTTACCAGCTTCCGTTGGGTCTGGCTCTTTGGCATAGCCAAGGTAGTCGTCGAGGTAATCCTGTAGGATGTTGTCGTAGTAGTCTGCACGTGCGGCAGCTTCGTTGGACAGGGAGTTACTAACCACAGCGAAGAGAGGTTTCTTGAACTTCACAGCACCCTTCTTCTCGTTGGTTGCTTCCTTGATGGCAACAACTGTGTCGTTGTATAGACCGCTGTCACCATTGACGCTATCGACAAACTCAATCCAGGCTGTAAGAGCAGCACCCTTAACTTGGAAGTTAATTAGCTCGTAGTCCTCTGAGCCTGTCTTAGCCATAGCATAGATAGACTTGGTGAACTTGGCTCCTTGTGTAACCTTAACGTCTGACCATGTGCCAGTAGCAACCATGCCGTCCTTGTTACGAACGGTTAGCTTGTCACCGATACCACGAACTTCGTTAGACCATAGACCAGTTTGCTTGGCCTCAGAGAAACCTTTAACTGTGTTGAGTTGATCCAAGACAATGAAAGCTGTCGAGATGGGCAGGTGCTTCTCTGTGCTTGCTTCTTTGTCCCAGTATTTCCAGTCGCCAGACTGCGTGTCCCACTCTAAGAATTTAGTGGCAGGGTTGGACGAGCCACCCCCAGTTGATGTGTTTCTTGTTCTACTCATAATATTGTATTGATTGATGTTAGTTAAGGTTTTATGGATGTTGGTTAGGTGTGTCAAGAAGATTTTTTCTTTCTTTGATTGGCTGTGCGAACCTTGTGACAGGCCACACACACAACTTCTTGTTTGCCGTAGATCATATCTCTGAAGTGTGGGGTTAAAGTCTCTAGGGTTTGAACATCGGTGAAGGGTGTGATGCCATCTACGTGGTCAATCTCATACACACTCTTGGCTCGCTTCTCTAGGGTTCCGTCAATCTTTGTGCGCCTCTCCTTCTCCGACATCCCCATCTCCTTGCCGCAGTCTACACAGACCACGACAAAGCGTTCTCTACCTGTAGCTGGGTTGATGCCACGCTGACGAACAGATTGGATGAAGGTCTTACGGGACGAGTTGCGCCAGCAGGGTCTGAGGGCAGACTTAATCATGGTGCGGAACTTACCTTCCGTCATGCCTAAGACTGAATTGATTTCACCCCTAGCCATGCTGTGATAACTCTTCTTCTGTTGGCTCGTAAGGCAGGTCTGGCTCGTCTATCTGTGATAGAAAGTGTGTGGTGTCCTTACCCATGCGTTCGTGCGCTCCGATGAGAAGTTTGCGGTGTGCTTTGAACTCTGAAGAGTTGGGATGGTTCAAGCAAAAATACATTGCTCTGCCCATTACGTCCAGGGCTTCAAGCATTGTGTCTGCATATTGTCGTGCTTCGTCTAGGTCTGTTGTCATATTTCTTTTATATTAGTAATTGTGATGGGAACATTCGTCTTCTTTAGTTTGTATCCTTTATTCTTACTGCCAGTAGTCAAGCATTTAATTGCTTCGTCCTCTGTGTGTGCTGTTTTAATTGCACCACAGGGTGAAGGCATATCTCGACGGGTGTATGTAATCCTGTAGCATGGCATCAATGAAACCTTCCTATGTGGTTCTTAAAGATGAACTTACCCTTCACATCACGCGCACCTTCACGTTGCTTGGCAATGTTATACTTCAATGAAACGTAAGCCCCATGCTCTGCGTCCACTCGACGAGCCTCATCCACATCCTTGCCGTCAGGCCATAGAAGTAAGATGATGTCGGAGTCATTTTCAATGTCACCAGAATCCTTGAGGTCATACAAGGTAAGACCAGACTCACGCTTGGCTCCCTCACGATTGACCTGTGCTAACAGGAAGACAGGAACGTCCAACTCCATCGCCATCAGTTTCACTTGGTGTGATACCTCAGCTATGCCATCGTTCTTTTTCATGTTGCGATCCCAAGGCACAAGCTGAAGGTAGTCTATGACAATCCACTCAATCTTGTGCTTACGCTTATACATACGAGCCTTGGCACGTAACTCATCCACACTCTTAACGTAGTGGTTGGTGAAGATAGGAGCCTCTGCCATCTTGTCTGTTGCTTCCCATACACGCTTCTGGTATTCTGGTTTCATCATCCCATCGTGCAAGCGGTTGAGTGGTGTGGCGGCACAGGTTTGAATCATGCGGTTAGCCAGAGACTTAGCTTGCATCTCAAAGGAGAAGTAAAGACCTGGTATGTTGTGCGTCACTGCGTTCTGCAAGACAATGTTCAGAGCAAGGGCAGTCTTACCACAGGACGTAGGTGCGGCAATCACCATCACCTCTCCTTTGGCTACGCCACCACAGCTAAGTTTCTCATCTACTTGTGCAATGCGAGTGGGCATGGCAGACACCTCATAGGTTCCGTTCACCATAGCCTTGTAGTCCTCTCTGAGGGCTTCGGCAGCAGTTCTGATACTCCCGTCTCCCTTACCATCATCAACGTCCTGTAGGGACTGTAACGAGGCTTCTAGCCTAGACGTAACAGAGTCTGCTTCTTCCTCTCCTTCCTCCGCTTCCTCAATGGCGAGGCGGCAATGACGAATGGTCTGGCGAAGCTTAGACTTTTCCTTAACTATGTTGGCGGCATACTTGGCGTGGGTGGCTGTCTCACAGGCTTCTTGAATTGTATAGATGGTTCCGATACCACCAATCTCCTTCTCGTTGCCATCGGAGCGTAGCTGTTCCAGTAGTGTGATGTCTGATAACTCCAACCCCTTCCCTACAATCTGCCCCATAGTGGAGAAGATTGTAGAGTTGCGAGCTACATAGAAGTCAGAAGGTTGAACAACCTGTGACACCTCGTCGTAAACGGAACCATCTTCAGATAGAAGACAGGACGCAAGAACAACGGTCTCCGACTCTAGTGAGTGCGGATGCGTGTTTTTAGAGTTAGGCATACTAGCTGTCTTCGCGTTCCTCTTGATCCATCACGAACTCACAAGCCTCACGTAGGCAACCAGTTCCGTAAGGATAGGTCACCAGGGATTGACCTTGCTTGTTGTATAGAATGACAGACTCTGGGCGCATATCTACGTCATACTGAAACTCTGGGTCTATGCCACTCTCTTCTAGCCACGTAAGGATTTGATCCCCTGTGCGCTTCTTAGGTTTGTCTGGGACTCGCTCTGAAATCCAGTATTCATCTCCGTCACATAGTGCGCCAACGTAGTCATCGACGAATCGTTGCTGTCCTGCGACAACTTGTAGGCGTTGGACAAGTGTGTCCGCGTCCAAGTGTTTGGCGGGGCCGTAAGGGTAGGTTGCTGTTTTAATAATCATGTTCTGTTTGGTTTATGGTTTGGTTATGGTAAATCTTTGCTAATCTCTTCAAGGGCTTCATAGCCACGCATCACTCTGCTGAAGTAGCTTTCTTCCTTTGTCTCTGATACAATGTCGTAATGCTCCTTGGTCATTTCTTGCAGGAAGCCATAGCGGTGTGAGGTGCGAACGCTAATTGCCGCGTATTTGTTGGCTATATACTGACCATAATATAAAGCTTCAGTGTAAATATCATCACACTTCCTGGAGGTGCGGAAGTGGTTTGCAGCTTTGTCTCTGAAGCCTTGCTCCAGTTGTGTGCGTTCGTGCTTTGGTGTTCTGTGTGTGTCTTTTTGTAGTTTCATGTTTATGTTTGGTTTATGGTTTATTATTAAATGCCACGCATTTGCATGATGGCGGCAACGGCTTTGTTTTTAGCCTTCTCTCTTTTCTTTTTCTGACGGCTAAGAAAATTGTATGCTCTGGCAACCTCTGGGTCAACTGGCCTATCCAACATTTCTTTGCGTCTAACTTTCTCATCAAATGTTAGGTCTTCAAACTTCTTATACGAAGTCTTGTAGTATTTCGTGCTAGCTTTTTGTTTTTCTGATCTCATGTTTATGTTTGGTTTGGTTTATAGGCTTGGGATGGTCTTTGAAACCTCCAAGATAAGTTCGTTTTCTAAAAGCTCTGGTGGCATAGGTGACCTCCAGATAGAGATGAGCATGAGACACTTTGTATATGCGTCAAGTGTAAAACCTTCCGCCTCGTAAATTTCTTTTGCGGCAGGGATAGGTGATGGTGGTGTTCCCATCCTTTCACAATAGGCAGAGGCTAACTTCTGAGCCTTGGCAATGCCAATCCCCTTCATCCCCTCAATGTTGTCGGTTGAATCTCCCATGAGAAGTTGAACCAACCAATGGTAGTCTGCTTCAGCTTGTGTCACCTCACGAGGCCAGTCATCCTTGTTCCAGTTGTAGTGCCACCCTGGGACACCAAGTAAGTCCTTATCTATGCTACAAAGGATTGGGTTTTTAACCCTTCCGTTGGTCAGCATGATGCCAAGTAAATCATCCGCTTCTAACTGGTCGTGCTTGCACCACCTGTGGTTATTTAACTCCTCAAGCTTGTCCATCAATGGCACGTAGAGAGGTGGTTTCTCACGTCTCCCTGCTTTGTAGTCTGGATACAAGACCTTACGGAAGTTGTCACGTCCAGACACCACGAGGTAATGCTCTTGTGCGCGGCAAGCAGAGACTACACTTTGTATAGTAAACTCTACCATCTCGACTAGGCTTTTTAAACCTGTGCCAGTTGACTCAGCCTTAGCTGCATGAGAGTAAGAGATCAGTTCAAGATCAATGAGGGCGGTTTTAGTTTCTGTTTTTAAGTTCATGTTTACGTTTGGGTTATTGGATTTAGGAGGAGGGTTGATTCATTGCCTCCAACTTGCTGACGTTTACCAGAATTTCTAGCAACTCTGCGTAGTCTGGGCCTGTTAGATTCTCATTTTCCCATGCAGAGCTTATGTCTTCACGGATTTGAGTTTCAATCATGTTCTTTAGTTTATCTGATGGCTTCATATGTATTTATGTATTGGTTTATGTGTAGTGGATACCGTAAGATTTAGGGAAAGGTATCTGTATGGTCAAGAAGAATCGTCCTAGTTTTTAAAAAAAACTTTGGTTCCTCTGATGTTGCAACTTCGTCTCAATCAAATCGGTGTAGCTCTTGGCGTTTGGACATGGTTCACCCATTACGAATGAACCACGTCCTGCTGTCTTGTCTCAAATCGTATGAGTCTGACGCTCTTTCATGTCGTCCCGCTTGGCTGTGGTAAGTGCTGTATAAGCTACGGGACGGTGTTCACGCTCCGTTAGGAGCCACCTGTTACGCTAGGTCGGTATCTCTGTCAAACCTAGCAACCACTAGAACCTAGAAGCTACGCTTCGGGTTCCGTTGTGCAGACTTGGGTTAACCTGTGAGGCCACTTGCTCCGCTAGACTGTATGGGCATAAAAAAACCCCTCCTACATGTCAAGCTGTAGGAAGGGTTTAAAGTTGCTTGAGAACAAGCGGGGAAAGTTAAACTGATCCGTCTTGACACGGTAGCATTGCTGCTATGATTGAATTTAGTAAACAAGTTTTGGAAACTTGTCAAGCGGTATTATATCACAGCTGCTTACTAGTAGCTTTCCTTGAGCCGTAAAGGGGCTATATTGCCGTTTTCATGGATGGCGAGACACTTACCTCGTGCAATGAGCGTGAAGCCGCTCACGCTAAACTCTGGCGCATCAATCTCTGTTATGTGATAGGCAGAGTGGACTTGTTCCTCTGACAATTGCGGGTGATCCTTTCGGTATTGCTGTATGGTTTTCATTTTCTGTTTGTTATTCCTTTTTTAGTTTTGTAGTATTGAGACCTAGTCATGCCGACTTGCTCGCAAGCATCCTTGACCATTAGCCCCGTTGCTTTGAGCTTATCGACTGCCTTAACTGCCTCGTGTGGGTCAATGCCTAGCGTTCTCATGTGAGGCGTGCCATGCTTTACGATGATGTCTTCCTCACCTGCGGGCGGAACTTTATCTTTGAGGCTTTCCATGTATCGGACTGCGCTTGTGATCATGCTTTCATTCATTACTTCTTTACTTTCTCTTTTGTTGTTCGACTAAAAGGAGACTTTCGCTGCTCTCCCTTGCTCTCTCCTACTGTGCTTGCTGTTAGTAGCCTGCGGTATGC